AGTTTATAGAGTCAATATGGGTGGTCCTGGAGGGATCAGAGCATATTGCCAAGATAAACAGCGTACTTACGTTGCATATAATCCCGAGTGAAGCTCGGTTGATGTGTGGCTCGATACAATTCCCGGATAATCTTGAGCGGAATCTTCTCGTACTCGTCAACGACATATCATCACTACTTCCAACTCCGTCGACCCCGATCGCTCCTCTAAACATACTTTAGCGAAAGCGGGCAAACTCGGTATTCATGACTCAACTATGAAGACAAGAGCAGTCGTGCTAAACAGGTTCGGGTAAAAACTACAGACGCTATGTCCATAGAAACCGTTTCCTGGTTAACAATGATCTAAGCCTGAAGGGCTTTTGATCAACACAGCGCTGCTTGCACCACTATCCTCCAACGGTCCGGCTGGAGGACTCCCGTCTAACCGCACCTACCAACTCATACTTTTCTGGTGAGTTTAAAATAGGCACCGCCCCAATTCTTACGATTGGAAAGACTCTAGACATCTTGAAGAGATATCTACGCACCATTACTGATGACTGGACTAGTCCCACTCCATGGCTGCTGAGGTTGAATTCAACATCCTGGTTGAGGCTAGTCGTGAATTTAGAGCGTTAATTGAACATCTGCTCAAAGGCCGCTCAGGGAACCCACAACGCATTCTGTCTAAGACAAGTCTGCAATGTGAATGCTCGGCTCCGGTATGCCTATAATGTTCCAAGAGAGGGACATCTCCATCTTCCCAGTCACCTATCAGAAGGTTACAGGTAGGACACTGCATGGCAGTTCCATTGAAGAAGAGTCCTGCTTCGTACATTGACACTATATCTGGGAAAGTCATATCGACTCCTTGAAGTGACAACTCGACGGCTCTCATTGAAACGTCCTTCACACAGGGTTTAATCTGGTTCGGGACCATCCTAACGCGTGTCGCGGGCAACATAGCGAGAGGGGTGGGACGAGCGAACTCAATGCCACTAGCATCCACATATATCGTGACCTTTACAGTGTTCTGGGAGGACCCAAAGAGTGCACCGTTAAATGTGATATACAGGAAGCCATTATTCTCAGACCGAGAAACCCAAGGGTTTTCCTTTCTCCAGCCGCACAACAGCTCCAAACAGGAATCATCCATAGTTGTTTGGTGAGGGTACTGTCGTAGTACATATTGTGTCGGTTGGGTTGCGGGTTCCATATCCAAGTGAGCCACGGTTCCTGCGCCTGCTACTGTTCGGGGTGTGTTGAACAGAATCTTGAAGCGCAGATTACCTCTCCAGTTCCGGTGACGTCTAGCTTCTTGCCTAACGTATGGTCCTAGGAGATTGGCATCAATAGGAATGACTACTGCGGGAGTAGGGTCAGTCTGGGTGACTGTGAGCTCGAAAGTCTCTGCGAAGGCAAAGGTTTGCGCTACGCGGTTTGCTCCTTCGTCCTTATTCAGGTGGGTTAGGAGACTTTGAAACTGATCGCCTGGGATTGGTGAATCAGCAGGGCCAACTTGTTCTACGGCTGTGGGTGCTGCAGTAACAGGAGGCTGGGGGGGGGGTGGAATATCGTCGTAAGACCATACATAGGCTATCGGTCGGGTGACTGGTCGCCATTTGTAGATCTTACCCTGCTTGGCCATGATGTCCTTGTGAATGTCGTGATTGAGCCAAAGGAGATTTTCGGTCTCAGCTTTTTGAAGCTCTTCGTCTCTATCACCACAGCTGTTAATCTGGAAGTACACTTTTCCATTATACTCGATAGTCGATACTAATCGGTATTCCTCCCTGTCATAGAACTTGTGGGTTATGAGACCTCTGGTGTTCGTCTTGACGTAGGGGTTGAAATGGTGTCTGTACATGTTCAGATTTTGCTGCTGGAACGTAACACAATGACATTTGCATTCCTTTTCCGAGTTGCATCTTTCGCAATTAAAAGTGCCCCAATAGCGTTTTCCGACAAGCGAACAGGAGTTGGCACAGCAGTGCTTCAGTCCGTCAAATCGAATTTGCTCTTCCGCGGTAGCGGTTGGTAGGGACAGCTCTTTGATTGCAGAGTAGCTGGAATGGTCAAGGGACGCAAAGATGTTAATTGGCACGGAATTCCCGTAGCTGTTTATTGGCTGGACATACAAACGAGGGAGGAAAGATGTTATATTCTCCTGCAACGTCTGAGTGTCATCATATGCAAAAGCTGCATTTGGTCGGTCCCAATATAGACTTAGATCAAGATCTCCGTCCTTTGGATCCCACTCAATTCCTGGCAGTTCGAAAAACTGGTCTCCAGAGAAGTCAAGTGAACCTACCTGCGGTACTTGTACAATACGATAACGTCCAGGGTTCTGGATGGTCTGGGTAGCAACTAATTTAACCGAGAGATACTTTGTCCATAGGTGGTGCCTTGCGAAATTGATTAGCACTTCCTCTGGGAATGAAAAGGTAAACTCAACTGGTGTTTTGCTATCGATGTTAACAGATCCAACCAAATAGTACTGATTTGTTTCTCTAACAGATTCAGTATTATTGGAACCATAAACAACTTTGGAAAGCTGCTTGGATGCGATATCCGGGGAATGACCTACTTGGTCGCTGGGTGAGACTTCCTCACTTGTGCTCCCTGGGAGTTCAAGCTCATCATTTACCTGTAGTTCTGCGGTTGCTGCAGCTGTTTCTACGGTTGCTGTAGTGTAGACATCAACATCGCCCGAGAGGACAATAGAGTGGTTGCCTACAGCTAAATCAAGCAGATAAGACTTAAATTCGCCAGCAGACTCCTCCATAAGGGTTCTTCCATCAATAGTCACGCGGACTGTCGAGGTGACCCCTTCAGGTGTGACGGCAAAGATTTGTCCTGCTGTGGTAGTTGAGAACTCACCTGATACGGGTGATAGTTTACAACTGGGTGCAGGGGTGGAAATCGGTCGCAAGTTGAAGAGAGTTTGCTGTACAGGGCAAGTGTAGGCATCGATAACGACTGGTTGTCCGTTGCTTCCTATCTGTGATATGTTCAGGTATCCGAAGATATCTGCTTGATTCACTGAGGGATCGGTCATTGGATATACCGCAGACCAAGGAAGCATGACATAGATCTCGTTTTTCTCGATCGGTGCCCACTCAAAGCCAACGCCTATATTGGATTTGGTACCAACATTCAGATCCGACCAATTAAGGTAAAATCTGTCTGAACGATCCAGCGGCATTTTGCATACTAACTTTACTAACATATGACAATGGTAGTAGTAGAAGAATGCACGGTATGCCGCCATACGATTGGATACGTTCAGAGGTACGGTTTGTCCGGTGGCGTCAGCGGTCCATGAGGATGAATACGCCCAAGAGTAGAGGTGAGCGGGTGTCACATATCCCGGGTTTCTTGCGATTCCTGCATGGATGTCGATTGCGGAGTCAGACATAACAATAGCGTCAACATTCCCGTCAGGGCATGAGGTCGAAACTATTGGTCTGCCGAAGTGCTTGCCTGGCATCTTCTCCACATTCATGGCTAAGCGCGAGTCAGGGCCTGTCTGTTTCAGTTCAAGGTTCGTCGTCGTGTGGGTCATATTCGTAACTTCACTCTCACCAGGAGCAGTGTTGTTAGAAAAGATGGCTCTATTCATGGAACTCATTCTTTATATTTATTTCCCAACACAACTTTGCCTTTCACCACAAGTGACTGGTCAAAACGATTTACTTAACTAATTTCTGGTTGAGCTTGTAGCGGTACGACTTGAAGGTCGGCTTTACACTTGCTGCTCCAGTAATCAGTTTCAGGTGAGAATTCATCATAGGGTAAAGTTGTGTAACAAATTTCTCAAATCGTTCTCTTCCCAACTGCGCGGCTTCGATCAGGGCATTTTCATAGGTGTCTTGGATGATATCGACTGAGTCGCTAGGATAAGAACACCAATTGAACTGTCCTGTAATTGAGTCTTCCTCAATGGGGGATTGGATAATCCTCTTAGACGCATCGTCTAGCTTGAACCTTCTCTTTAAGAAGCTCAACTCGGTGATGTGCATCAACTCTGAGTCAGAACCTGTTTTTGACGCGTTTGTGTAGTCTTGTCCAAGGTAGTTCATCCAGCGTGCTAGATCTGCGAACGTGACAAGGTCAACATCTTGAAACACAAAGATTGCGTCATCGCCAAAGCATGCAAAACCGACTTTTTCAAAGAAGTCGCGGAGGGAGCATGCGTCAGCGCCAAGTATCTGTCTGAAACAAAACCAGTGGTACATGAAATTGACAGTGCAATTCAGCTCAGTTGTTAGCGGGTTACCTGAAGGGTTACCATGCTTTGAAAGCCAAACTACATCGCCAGACTGCTGGTATGTCTCTATGCACTCAGAGCAAATGACATTGATGATTGTCTCTACTTGATCTTTGGTAACTCCATAACGAGTGGTGACAGTTCTATCTGCAATAACCTTAGCGAAGATGCGGATTGCACTCTGCATAAAGTCTGCTCGCAAGTTGCCGTCATAAGACGAGTAATCACAGTCGAAACCATGGTCACTAACAGCAGCAAGGCGTGCGTAGAGCTGTCCCCAATCAGGAGAAATACAATCAATTCCGACTGAATGTCCTAGTTGAGCACCTTTCTTCTGCCAAACGGCCTTGAACCTTCCCATCATCACACGAACAGCTATCGAAAAATCGAAGGGGGCTGCAGTGAAAATGCGGGTCTTTCCCTGGTTTACTTTCTCGATTGGTCGAGTTTCGTCTTTCAGACAATCTTTCCACAAAGAAAAGGGCCTCTTGCTGTCCTTAGCTAGTTCGATGCGCTTGAGCACATTATCTTTGACTAGGGACACGGGAGCAAGTTGCTGCTTTCCATTCATGTAGGATTTGCCTGTTGCCTCAATAAGGTTAGCCTTGGAGGACATACCTTTAAGAGTATTGTAAGGAATACCAGGAGATGATTTGATGTTCATTGGTTCTAGGTCGAAGGCGGGGTTACCACTCACTGCGTCCTCCATAGAGATCATACTCAGATTTTC